GTAGTTCGTTATACTTGGGCATTCTTAACCTGCCATGTTAGTGCCGATTTGACTTGGGTTGATGGTATCGGGAGTGAGGCCCTGTCTCATGCCGCCGCCTGGGGCACCACCGCCGCCGCCTGGGGCACCGCCGCCCATTGTCTGGTCTAGGGGCATACCGTCCGGGCCTAGGATAGGCGCACCGCCTGCGGCACCGGGTTGTCCCTGACCGCCGCCTTCGGCCATTGACATGGCACGTTCTACCAGGGACTCGATGCCTTCTTCCCGTGCGACCTCCATTGCGAGGGCCTGGTGGATCATGGGGTTCTTCCTGACCCAGTCCATCAGGAGTCGTTTACGCTCACCGGAGGCGTCCTCCAGTTTAGCGTCGGCAGCCCAGTAGGTCTCCATCGACTTCAGGCCCGCTGCGACCTCCTGGAGGCCCAGTTGACGCTGCTGTAGTTGGAGGACGGGGTCTACCAGGTCGAAACTAATGTCTACGGAGTAGTCAGACTCGATGTACGAGGGCCTGATGTTGTGGCCCTTAACCGTTAGGTTCAAGTCAAGGAGGTCTACTAGCTGTAGTATTTGCGAAGAGGCCACAGAGGCCAGGTGCTCTAGCTGTCGGGAGACGGCCACGAACTTACGGCCTGCTGCGGTAGACAGGATGGCCTGTTGTCCGACTGTGGAGACGCCCTGCTCACGGACGCCTGCCAGGGCGCGAGAGAAAGTGCCCTCTTCAATATCTCTTGATAACCATTCTTCTGTTTGGAACATCCACCTGGGCAGTTGGGGTATGTCCATACGCCAGACATCGGAGCGGTCTTGCATCTCGATGATGTCACCCTGGTCGAGCTGGTCACGTAGTTCGTCTGCGCCCATCCTGGTACCGATTGGGTTGAATGTGGCGTCCATGAGTGCGTTATGTCTACCCGATACTGCCTGGGCCTGGGCGCGGATATCGGCCATCACAGGGTCTAGTATGCCTACTGCCAGGTTAGCGGGGTCGATCTTATCGGAACTGGTAGGTTCCTGGCCGAAACCGGCATAAGCGTGGGCGTAGGGGACGAAGCCCCAGACGTTCTTCTCCACGAAGAGCAGTCTTTTCATGGAGTGGTACTCGCGTCCGGTACCGGTGACGTGACCGGATACCATCATGGCGTGCCAGCACTCAGTCCAGTACTCGTCCACAAGGATAAGTTCAAATGGGCGGTTGTTTCTGACTTCCCACACGTCTGCGGGGCGGCCCTTGGACTTACGGGCGAGGGTAAGTTCGTGCAGATCTTGAGAGAAGCGTCTAGCGTGCCTGATCGCTACGCGGGGGCGTTTCTCCCAGGGGTCTAGCAGGATACGGGCGGGTTGTGGGGATCGTGTGCGGAAGGGCATGGCAGTACGGCGGTAGTGGTCGTGCAGGCGTTGAGCGGCACGCCACTCGTCATCCGGAGTACCGGAGTCGCGTGTGGGCTCTTCGGCACGACGTTGCAGCACCAATGAGTCGAGACCTAGTTCGTGGATCGAGTAGCCCAGGTGGACAAGGTTCTTGCCCTGCTGCTTCCAGGTAAGGGAAGGTTCCAGGAGGGAGGCTTCGTCCAGGATAGCCTTCAGGGCTGCTTCCACCCGGTCTGCGTTCTGGCGGGCGTTCTCCGACTGACTGGCGGGATTACGGTGCGGGGTGGGTTCGGACGCCAGTTGGTGGTCTACAGCGTTATCTACCAGTGCGGTAGCGCGGGCTGGTTTGAGCCAACCTGGGCGTGAGTGGGACTCGGCCCCGTCCCAGACGCTGAAGGTACGGAAGTAATACTCGTCGTACTTTTCCCACTTACGGTGGGCGTTAGTCCAGACCTCTTTCAAGTGGGAGCGGTACTGGTCGATCATCGAAGCGGTAGGTTCTTCCTCGAACCCGTTCATATACGCCATATGTTATCCCCACCTTGACCAGCTACGGCGTCGGCGTCTCTCGCTACCCCGTGCTGACCTACCGTTCTCGCCCCCGGCGGGGCGTGCGTTCTGTCTCAACTGCCAGGCAATACCCACAGCCATCGGGTAGTCGTCATGGGTACCTGACTGGGCTTCTATGCGTCCCCGTTTGTCGGGGTTCCGTATGACGGTAAAGAACTGGGACAGGCCGTCGCCGTTAGGCACGGTAATAGCCCGCGAGTGCACCGCTTCGATAAGGTCTCCCCAGAGGACGTAGCGGGAGCCGTTAGTCATACCAGCGGTATCGTAAGTATGCCAGCCTGGGTGGTCGGAATCGCGGTAGAACAGCTTCCGGTACCGCAGTTCTTGCGCCATTGCGATAGTTAGTATACCCCAATCGTTGTCCTCGATACCCCAGATAGGCGAATCGTACTGGTTAAGTAGTTCGACGGACGCCACAGCGAGTTCTGAGGGGTTAATAACCTGGGAGTAGATATCAGCGGCGATATACCCAGTAACGGCGTCGAGCACCACGGTTACCGCGTAGTCATTACCCGTACCGTGGGACGTATCCGTGCCTGCGGAGTACCTTTTTCCCGGTTGGAACGGCTGGTACACGTTTGCACGTACACCGTTACCCACCGTCAACACTTCTACCGGCTCTTTCACGTCCTGTTTCATGCGTGTCAGGATAGTCTGGTCGAAGGCAGCGATAGCGCGTGTCGGGGCGAAGGCTTCTTCTTCGCTCTCCGGGTGTTCTTTCTGGAAGAGGGCCTGATCTGGGTACTGGGACTTCCGTTCTGCGTACCATTCGTCGGTACGGGCGGGTCGGGCACGCCATCCGTAGAAGAGGCGTTTAAAGCCGTTGTCCGGGGCGGCGAGGTATAGGTTCTGGAAGAGGCTACCCATCTTGTAGGGGTTGACGGTACTTGTGAGGATCAACTGACCGTCGTTGTCGTCGAGTCCTGGTTTGACAGCGTTGTAGGCGGCATCGAGGTATTCGTGGAAGTCGGCCTCGTCCATGACTACGAGCGTGGGGTTGAGGCCACGACCTGCTGCTTCGGTGGAGGGTAGGGTAATCACCCGTGACCCGGACTCGAACGTCATCTGTTCCCGGTTATCAGGCGCACCAAGTGGCATCTGGAGTTCGGGAGGCAGTGCTTCATACGTCATACGGGACTTAGCCAGGAACTCCCAGGCGTCGCGCTCCCCCTTGGAGAAGACCAACGCCAGCGCATTAGGTGTGAAACTAGCATGGTGCAAGACGTACGAGGATAAAAGTGTAGTCATGCCAATCTGGCGGCTCTTGGCAAGGACAACCCTGGTCTGGTCGGCCAGTGTCCTCTCGACTTCCAGCAAATGGGGCCACTCTTCGAGGGTGACCATCCCGGTACCCGGCTCGACAATCTTTACAAAGGGCATAAACCGGCGGTATTCCCGCTTCGCCATCTCGAATCGAGCTGCCCTACCCGCCTGTTCGATCTCTGCCCGTGTCGCCGTTGCCGCTGATGTTGTCATACGCCAATACTACCACTACAGAAAGCCAGGACGAAATACCACCTCACGCCCCATGACTGCGAAGCTATCAGGGTGGTCATTCTGGGCAAAGAAAAAGCCCCCGGTATGGCCGAGGGCTTAGTGCTATCTAGGATCGCTGTACTATGTTTTGCGATTATGCTACGAACGCTTCGGTTTGTTAAGGCTTGGTATTAAATTTCACCACCCGGCGTCGATTGCCTAGAATTTCAGTGCTGGTTACAACATCCTAACACGCCAGGGTAGACCTCTGCTTCAAGGGCGTCACCCACAGAAAATTGGAACCAACCCACAGTTACTAAGTAACAGACCTGAAAATCTTCTTAATAAAGATTTTCAGGTCTCTAATTACTAATTACTTAGTATATATATATATATATACTAGTTACCCCCTCTGACCTGAAGGAAAACCTGAAGCATTTCAGGTCTTCAGGTTCTATTTCAGGAAATGGTAAACGTAAAAATTTGAAACGGCTTTACTGTGCCTGGAAACCGTCTCCGGTACCCCTGGCGAAAAGATACTCCCAAAAATGACATGATCAGGCTGATGGCCTACCCACCCGAGCGTAGACGGCACCATATGGTACCACTGGATGGTGCCCTTAACATTATGTCAACTAGGCGGGGGGGTTGCTACTCCCTAACATTATGTCAACTTAGTTAACAGAACAGGTTACTAGCTGCCCTCGACCGCTTCTAGATCGACCAATATGGTGTCAATCTGAAAATTGCTTGCCAAATACCTTGACAATCTATAGCACAGGGTATACTATTAGTGCATAGTCTCAAATTCAATTATTGGATGGTGAATAGTGAACCAATACAGAATCAAACATAATCAAACGCTGAA